GTGGTGAGACAAGGTAACAATTAATAAAATATATAACCTTTAATGCTGACGGAATCTCACCTCCCGAAGCGTTAAAGGTTTTTTAATACACAAAAACTAAATATTATGGAATTTAAAGGAACAAAAGATTGGAAATTAGGTAGTGTTAGAAATAATATTCAATACAGAGAAAGAACAGACTCAGATATGGATGTTAAATCTATTGACGTGGATGGTCACGAGGGGCATATAATGTTGTTTGGAGATAATGATGAAAAACACAACGCAAACGCAAAACTAATAGCAGCAGCACCAGAGTTGTTAAAGGCTTTGCAAGACTTGGTTAGGTATTGCAAAGAAAACCAAGTAGATGCTGTATTAGAACTATCAGAACAAGCAATTAACAAAGCATTAAACTAAACATAATGGTGAAACTGACAAAAAGAAAAGGATTTAATTTCTTTCGCTCTTACTTCGACGTTTACAATGAATTAGAAAGTAAAGATGATAAGGTTGCTTTTATGGATGCGTTACTAGAACGTCAATTTATGGGTGTAAAACCAACTGAACTAAAAGGTATGGCAAAGTTTGCTTACATATCACAGACGAATAGTATTGATTCACAGGTAAAAGGTTATGAAGATAAGACTAAAACAAAGTTAAACCCCTTAGAACCTGTAATTATTACCCCTACCGTACCCCCTACGTATGGGGGTAGAGTTACCCCTACCCTACAAGTAGAAGAGAAAGAGAAAGTAGAAGTAGAAGATGAAACCATCAATAACATTTTTTTAGAACATAGAAAAAAATACAAAGTTTATGCTAATCAGCTTTTTAAAGATAGTATATTTGTAGAATCTATCTGTAAAGAGTTCTTAAAAGTAGATGATAAAGAAGTTCGTTCTTTAACTTTAAGAAAATATTTAGGTTTATTCTTAAACAGCTTAGACCAATCTAAAAAGATACACAATAATAAAAAAGAATTTCAGCAACATTTTCCTCATTGGATGCGTAAACAACCAGCAATAGTAAAAGTTTATCCTAAAGAAGAAAAAATAAGATATAGTTAATATGGAAAATAAAGAAAAAATACAATATTCAAAAGAGTATTGGGATGTTAAAAATAGTGGTAAAAGACTATTGTATAAATTATCACCTATGAAGAACGGTAAATATAGAACGTTTGAGGTAGAAGAAAAGGACTTTAACGCACTTAAAAGTTTATTAGGTTATATTAATAGAGTTGAGTCTAAAACTGTCTTAAACAATCAAGTGTGTGCTAAATTGTATTTAATGGAATTAGTAGGGCAGATAAGAGAAAATAAAACAACAGTATTTAACGATAATATATTTACTAATATTTCTCATCAATTATCAAAACCTTTAGAATTGTTTTACAAAGCGTTCTACCAAGATTTATGTAGTAACCAATTAAACAGACTAGATAAAGATAACTTTAAAACTAAAGAAGGCGACAGCGTTTTAATGGATTATCACAGATTTAAGAAAACTTTTACTCCAGAATATATTACTAGAAAAATAGACGAAAGATTTAGTTTAACATTACATAAAAGAAGTTAGATGTTTGAGATAGATAAACCGGCAGATTTATTAAAAGAAGATAACGATTTTAGTTATAAAGATTATGTAATTAAGAACGAAACAATTAACAAAGATGTTGAGGATTTTGTTACAGGTAGAATACCTCACGGCTTCCCTTGTGGAATTAGCGACCTTGACAATCATTTTTTATGTAAAAAGAATGAGTTTTATTTGTTGACCGGTAAAAAAGGAGACGGAAAGACAACGATACACCAATGTTTGGAGATAATGTACAGCATTGTTAATGGTTTAATATGGGTGGTTGCTTTTCAAGAGAATAGCGAATGGAGTGTTAAGTTAAATTATATGGCTTATTTACTTGGTAGATTCCCTAAAGACGTCTATAGAGAAGATAGAGAGCTTTACGAGAAAGCTAGTAAATGGGTAGATAAACATTTTTACTTCATTGAAGTAGAAGATATTAAAACAGCCACAGAAGTAACGAAAGCAATTATAAATAGCGGTGTAGATGTTCACGGTTTAGTCATTGACCCTGTAAACTCTTTTAGTTTTGGTTGGGATGATACAGGTAACGACCATACAGACGGTAAAGTTGCAGGTAGAAAGATGTTAAACTTTACTAAAAAGTACTGCAGTATTCACGCTTCACAGCACCCTATTATGTCGGTTCAAAGAAGTAAAGAAGATGTTACAAGTTATAGTGGTGAGGGTGGACACTATCTTAATAAAGCATCATTTACCTATTACATTAATAGACGTGGTAAAAATGAGAATGAGTTTTCAGTTGATAATGTTAGAAATAAGCATACAGGAGGTAATACAACAGAACAAGAAAACCCTCTAGTAATATATTGGCATCCAACAAAAATAGATGTAGGTTATAGAATTAGTAATGATAAGGAATTAGATGTAATTGGTAAGATAAGAAGGAAATACAACCCTTTAAACCAAGGATTTAAACCTAAGAAACTAGAAGAAAAAAAGACTTTACCAGTCGCCTCGCTTAAAGATGCTTTTGGCGATGATATTGATGATATACCATTTTAAATTAGGTTATTAGGATAATAAATATTAATTTAGCAATATAGTAGTTAATTGTATATAAATTGAAGCGTTTAAACAAACTATTAGTTTGTAAATTAGGATAAAAATAAACAAATATTAAATATATATAAAATGGATAAATCAAAAGAATTACAAGATTTTGCAATATGGATGACTGGATGTGGCTATGATTTTACACAGCACGAACACTTCTTAAAAAACAGATATTTATTAAACCAGTGTTGTACGGAGTTAAAGACTAAAGACAGAATATCCTTTCACGTTTTTGCAGAAATTAACAAGTACGCTAAATGCTTTCAAGGATATAAAAGAGATGGAAAGACTTTTAGTGAAACAGAGGTTTTAAAAAGATACAATACTTACTTACAAAGCCTTTAATGTTTTACAACGTTTATTATATGGTTAGTGGCGTATTTAAGCGACCAACTTTATAAATAAATACAGAATTAAGAGTAAAAATAAATTTTAATAAATAAGCAGAAAACTAGCCATTAATTATATAAAGTGTTAGCAACTGCGACTTAACACAGTATTTAAAATGAGTAAAGAAACTAGTATTATTGACTTATCTAAAATTATAGTAAAAGCCATAGAAGATGAGCCATATTTTTCAAAAGAGATATTAATACCTAGGGTTAAAAATTTGATAACTGGGTTTAGGTTAAAAATGGAATCTATAAATTATAATTCTATAGAAAACCCAACAAAAACAGCAAAATTAATAAGGTCTTATCAGTTACAGGTGGAGGAAAAGAAATTTTGGAAAAACAAACTTATAGAGGTAGTTGGTGGTGATATTAATAAATATTACAAAGAATTAGACGAACTTAATATTTAGTTGTTGCTAACTGTATTATACAAGATGCGTTGCGTATAAATAAACACTAATTATCAGATTAAAATAAATAATATAAACAAGCAAAGACTAAAAGTTAAGCACTTAATAGCAATGAATTTTATATGCTGTTGTGTGTAGTACGTGGGTTTAGCACAAAACTTAATTAAAATGAACTATTACGAATTAATTTATGAAACCACAAACTCTGAAGGTAATGCAATAACTGAAGCTATAACTATAATAAGTGAAAATATAGCTGATGGATTAACTAAGTTTTTAGAAAATAACGAAATAATGATAGATGAAGTAATTAGTATTTCTTTTGATAGCATTGTACACGATTAATATAGTATTACACACAACGAATTGTATATGATTTGTTGAGGAACGAAATAAAATATATACCGTGTTAGCAATTGGGCGGTATCAATAACTAAAAATATAATTATGAAAGGACAATATGTAATCATAGACCTTAGAAATATGGACTTTATGAAAAACGAAGAAGGTGAAATAAACTACTACGATACAATGGATGATGCTTGCTCTACTTGTGGTATGTATGAGTTTGAGAACTCTTGGGTAATGCAGTTAATGTATAATCATATCGAAGACGAAATGTAGCCTTGTTGCTAACGGAATTGTATAAGATAAGTAGCGAGATATGAAAAATAGAATTGAAATATTACAGAAAGTTGCAAACGGAGAAATAGCGCCAAAAGAAGCAGATAAAGAGCTATTTGTTTTATACGGTGTTATGCGTAGTAGCGAGCCAAAAGGTTTAATAAAACACATAAATGTAACTTTAAGAACTGTAATAAAAACAAACAAAGAAGATGCTAAGTATTGGCAAGAATGGAACTTAATGTGCTTGAAGCATTGCATAGGACAATTAGAAAAACTATAGCTATTACGCCTAACTATATTGTGTATGATTTTTAGCGTGAAATAACTAAAAGATAATAAAAATGGATGAAATAATTAAATTACTTAAACAAGATATAGCAGATTGCAGAGTTAATGACGGAAATTGTGTAGATAACACGGATGATGTGAGTTATGCATTAGCCACTTTAGAAACATTAATAGAAGCTATTAATTATACACGTTGTTGTGAGGAGTTAAAGGATAAAGAAGCGATGACTTCTAGTGAGTACTTAATAAGTTTAGGTTATTACAAAAAAGAAAATAAGTGGTTTAATAAGCACGGGTACGAAAGGGATTTCTATTCGTTGGTAGAAATATATAGAGATAATTACTAAGCCTTTAATTACTTACAACGAATTTGTACAAGGATAGTTTTGGGTAGATTAAATTAATAGTTAAAAAATAAACAAATAAAATGAAACAAGATATTTATGGTGAAAACCAAGATTTAAGAATTAAAGTAATTAGATTAGAAAAAGAAAACAAAAAGCTACAACTTGATAATAAAGAACTAAAAGAAAAATTTTCTTTGTACGCTGTTAGCCACCGAAGGGAACTGTTAGTTGAATGTAGTAAAAAGCTAGAAAACGACTGCAAAGATAAAAGCATAGAGCAAATTACAATGGATTACATTGTTTCAACTAATTGTGGCTAACGTTGTTGTATATGGTTAGTGTGCCATTAAACTACACTTATAAACAAAACGAATATTAACTAGGCACATTAATTATATACTGTGTTGTAAATCTTTTAAATTATGAATTGGATAACACTAAAGTTGATGAATTACCAACTTAAAAAAGTAAATAAACAATTAACAAAACAAGAACATTCATTCACAAAACGAGCCTTTGGTGATATGATAAAGAGTTATGAAAGCACCATAATGTTTATTGAAGCAAATAGTAAATAATTTTATTGTTTACAACGAATACGAATATGATTTGTTTGCCTTACCGCACAGACAAGTTGCAAATAAATTATATGCGGTGTTATATGTAGTATTACTTAACAATTAAATAATAAATAATGACAGAGATTGAACAAAAAGTACAGTTAGTTAGAAAGTACATACACCATAAAAAAGGTGTTGACATAGTGAATATTAATTTAAAAGACGGCATTGATTTACAAAAATTAGACTACGCTTATAAAATAGCATTTAACTTTTTTTATGGGTAATATTACTTATAACGTATGCAAGTATGATTTTTTGCGTGAGTAAGCGAATATAAAATAAGTGAGGAATAACTTGCAGGATATAAATAAACTTTATAGATTAGCTGAAAATAGCAATTAATTATACGTGCTGTTGGGGTCAAGTGATAAAAAAAAGCCACATTAATTTTAGTAAAAATTAAAATAGAGAATATATGAAAATATTAGTAGCTTGTGAAGAAAGCCAAACAGTAACAAAGGAATTAAGAAAGTTAGGACACGAAGCATTTAGTTGTGATATACAAGAATGTAGTGGAGGAAAACAAGAATGGCACATACAAGGTGATGCTGTTGCAGAGGCTTATAGTGGCAAATATGATATGATGATAGCACACCCACCTTGCACGTATATGAGTAGAGCAGGTGCTAGATGGATGTACCCCACAGCTGGAAATTTATGCAATAAAAGACTATCTAAAGCTATGGATGCAAAAGATTTTTTTATGAAAATGATTAACGCACCTATAAAGTATATTGCCGTTGAAAATCCAACGCCATTAAAAGTTGTGGGTTTGCCAATACATACGCAAGCTGTACAACCTTATGAATATGGACACCCTTATAGTAAAAAAACCTTATTGTGGTTAAAAAATTTACCAGAATTAATACCAACGGAAATAATAGAAGATTTTAAGCCGTATCTACCAAGTAACACAGGTGGAAAGAAAAGAGGACAAAGTTTTAGCAGAGGGGTAAGTAAAAACGCAAAAGAAAGTAGTAAAACTTTTAAAGGTATAGCAGAAGCAATGGCAAAACAATGGACAAGTTAATTCCCACGAAAACGAGCCACAATATTGGGTGGCTTTTTTTTATTATTTGCCCCAACTTTACCATATAAGGCGAGAAACGGATAAATTAAAAACTAACTTAAATAAATAAAAGATGAAAAGTGAAATAGTAATTAAGCAAGGACAAGCAAAGGTTGTTTTATATGCTGAAAGTGAATTTGAAAAGGATTTAATTGAAAAAATTGTAGATAGTAAATTTAAATACAAAACAGAAACAACCGTAAAAACTGAATATCGTTACCATACACACAGTGAGCATAGAATTGAAATAAGTTTAAAAGAAACCGATAAGTAGTTTTTTGCTTTATATGTTGTTGGTTGTAGTGTTTGCACGAGTGAGAAAAGAGTGTGAGAATCTTCCGCAAATATTACTACCAACGGTCTAGTATAAGAATAGTAGCGTGTAAAAAGAAACAGAATTTTTAACAATTAACAGATTAAATAAATAAGTATAAACCACCGATTAAGCACGAAAACGCTATTATTTTTATATAGTGTTACCATTAGTTTTCTCGGTACAAACTAAAATAAATTATGGGATTTTTAACAAATTTAGTATCAGCAACAGTAAAGACAGTATTAACGCCAGTAGCAATAGTAAAGGACGTTGTAGATGTGGCAACAGGTGAAGAAGCAGAAAACACTAAACGACTTTTAAAAAGTGCTGCAAAAGATGCAGAAAGAGCAGGGGACACAATGATGGGCGAAAACAATGATGGGTTGCTCTAATTAATGGTAACGGAATTGTGTAACGGATTTAGCGGATAATTAATACTAAAAATAAATAGATAATGACAAACCAAAAAAAACTAGAAGTAATTGAAGAAGCATTTAATTACTACCACGATAGAAACTCTTTAACAAGTAAAGACGAAAAAGAATTACTGAACTTGGTAAATGAACTGTATGCAGTTATTTCTGTTACACGTTGTTCTGCACGGTTATTGTGTGTAAATAGTAGTGTAGATGGTTTAACAGCGGGAAAGTATTATAAAAAACTACACCAAGACAGAACGCATACAAAAGTGCTAGATGATTACGGAATAGAAACGATGTATTTTAGTGACCGATTTATAAAACCACCAAGCCAACAATAATTGTTTAGAACGGTTACGTATATGGAAAGTATTTTTACGGATTTAAAAAGATAAATTATGTTAGATAAAATAAAAGGATTAAAAAAATATACTGATTGCAGTATGCCAACAAATAATAATGAACTTAGACAAAAAGAAAGTGTTTCGGGATATAACCAAGCTATTGAAGATGTAGTAAAAATATTTTCTATATACGATGTTAGCCAACGAAGTGAACTGTTGCAAAAGATAGAAAGTGTAAAAAGCTTTGAGTGGGGAATAAACCCAGTTGATAATGAAAACCGTATGTGTGAATTAATAAAACTTTTGTAATTGTGGCATAACGTTTAGTATAATATTAGTGCGCTAAACGATAAATTTTGAATTAAGCACTAACATAACCAAGCGCATTAATTTTATACAGTGTTATGCGCTTTTAATTGATTTGAATGAGAAAAATAACAGATAACCAAAAAAACACTTTGCTTTGCCTTACAGATGGTTTTAGCCAACTAAAAGATATATGTGATAAATACGCTGTAATAATGGCAAAGAAAGGATATAATCCAAGCGGATATGTTTGGAAGAACGAAGTAAGTAACTCTCTAAACGCTTTAATAAAAAGAGGTAAAGTGTTGTACCAATATAGAGGTATGTATGCTCTTAATTGCGCATAACGTATTCGTATAAGGTTAGTGGCGAATTAATAACTAAAAATTAATAAAATGAAAATAGAAATAATTGACGGAATTACGGTAAGAGTAACGAACTATAAAGGAGATACATTTACTCTACAAGATAACGAAGGCTTTTATACAGACTTCTTTAAGCAAGAAAATAACCAGCCATTAACTTTATACGTTGTTAGCAGTAGTTGTGCGGATAAAGAGCAAATAGCCTATGAAAAAGGATGGGAAGATGGCGCAAAAGTAGGTGCTGATGATATATGTAGTAGAGTTTAGCATAATTACTGCTAACGTAATCGTATATGAAATTTAAAGAATTGTATACTTTTATTTGGTAGATACAAAAATAGTACTTAGATTAGCTGAAAATTAATATTAATCACTGACACTTTATTTTTTATATACGGTGTTGTTAACTTTAAAACATAATGAAAAAAATAATTAAATACACAATAGAAATAATTGCAGTTTGTTTTATATGGATTGCAGTAGATTATAATAGAACTGTATCTTGTAGACAAGAACTGTTTAGTAGTGGATGGATGATGCAATTATTATTTATAGTTATAGCAATTACCATTCTTAGATACACAAATAGAAAATAGTTTTATTGTTTACAACTTATTTGTATAAGAATTTTTGCGTGAATAATTAGGATAGTAAATAAATAAAGAATACATTTGTAGAAATTAATATAAACCTTTAATAAACAAGACATAGCAATTATTTTTATACGTTGTTATGCACTTTTAAAATTATGACTAAAAAAACAAGAACAAGCCTAAAGTACACAATAGCAGTAATAGGTTTAGGATTAATTATTTGGAAAACAAGTATTCTAGTAGCTACTGGTATATATCTATTAATGTGGTCTAATAATATTGATTATGTAAAGCGTGAATAATTTTTATTGTGCCTAACGTAATCGTACAAGAATTGAACGGTTAAGGATGCGAGGATTTTCCAACGGAAAATACAAGCCAATATAAACAAAACAAAGAATTAATAATTAAACCAAAAGCACCGTTTTATTTTTGTACGGTGTTGTTAAATGTAAAAATTATGGATTGGATAAAAAGAAAATTAGGAATAACTGAATTAATAGAGGCTAGAAAGCAGACAAATAAACTACTTGAAGAGGTTATTAGATTGCAAAAACACAATATAAATAATGACTGCAAAGTACATAGTAGAAAGATATATGCCTATTAATTTTTATTTTTTACAACGGAATGAATAAGAATAGTAGCGATTAAAAACACAGGAATTATGAAAATTAGACATTACTTATATTGGGCAAAGAACTTAGTTAATATGCTATGGTGGAAGCTATTATTTTTATTTGGTGTTAGGCGTAGTGCGTTGCCTATACCTGAAGGAATGTACTGTTATAGCCCTGATATAGAAAAGAATAAAGCAAAGAAAGACTTTAGTACATATTATATAAACCCTTGCAAATATTACAAGACTTTAGGGCGTGAATATAATGGCTGTAGTTACTTAGGAATCATTACAGATGATATAACCTTTGACGACCAATGTAAAATGTGTGGAGAGAACTATGGTGATGAGGACGAATAGCATTACGCCTAACTACTGATAAAGAAACTTAAACTGTTCAAAACATTGATAAACAATAAGTTATGAAAGTTATATTTAGATTTAAAATTTACGAAAATATAGTTTTAAATAAAGATAAAGAACTTTACCAATTAGAGCATTTTAAATCTAAATATACTTATCCTTTTAAAAAATTAACTTACAACAAGTATAGAAAATCGTATAGAATATACTCGCAATGGGTATCTAAAAAGCGTTTAAATAAATTATCTTATAAAGTATATGAAGATATAGTGCTAGATAATTTAAGCGAATTAGATAGACTTCTTTTACAGTTTAATTAGTAAAAAAATAATCAATCCCTCAAATATAATAATTCCCCAAACCCATAAAGGAGTGCGAAATTTAATTACTTCAATCTC